AATATTTATAGTGCCGAGGCTAAAAAAAGACGATAAATTTTATTTAGGTAATACGAATCTACCAAACCCTAATATGGAATTTGACTGGACTCCAGAGATGGTAAAATCTCTTAAGAAGTCTAGACAAAACATTCTTCACTTTGCAGAGAACTTTTTTCATATTGTTAATCTCGATCAAGGGCGAATGTTAATAGATTTATATCCTTATCAAAAAAGAGTGTTACGTAGTTTAAGAGATCATAGATTTGTAGCCTGTCTTGCTTCTAGACAAACTGGAAAAACTACTATGATGACAATCTACGCCTTATGGATTGCATGCTTTCAAGATGATCAGCGTATATTAATTGTTGCTAATAAAGAACAAACTGCCATTAGTATTTTTTCAAGAGTCAGACTTGCATATGAAAATTTACCAAATTATTTAAAACCGGGTGTTTTAGAATACGGAAAAACTTCCATGAAACTAGCAAATGGTAGCAGTATTGGTATTAGTACTACAAGCTCCGATGCTGGGCGCGGTGAATCTGTTAATGTACTTATTCTAGATGAGTTAGCGTTTATTCCAAATAATCTCGTTGAGCAATTTTGGAGCTCAGTATATCCTATTATTTCCGCCTCAGTAAAATCTAAAATATTCGTTGCATCTACTCCTAATGGTAGTGGTAATTTATTTTTTACATTATATACAGAAGCAGAAAAAGGAACAAATAATTGGCATGCAGAAAAAATATTATGGCATGAAGTTCCCGGTAGAGATGAAAAATGGAAACAGGACACTATTTCATCTATAGGTAGTGAAGAGGCCTTTGCGCAAGAGTTTGACTGTAAGTTCCTCGATACTGGTGACTCTTTTATTGATGAACTTTTTTATGAAAAATTAGCTGCACGAACAAAAGAGCCGACATATGTGTTTGATGACGGATGTTATAGTGTATGGGATGAACCTGATAAAGAGCATTTATATACCATAGGTGTTGACGTAGCAGAAGGAGTTGGACAAAATTATAGTGCTATACAAGTCTTAGATATAACTGATTTACAAGATATAAAACAAGTCGCAGAATATGTAAGCAATGAAATTAACCCGTTTGAATTTACTACTAAAGTCCGCGACATATGTTATCACTGGGGAGCACCACCTGTATTAATAGAAAGAAATAATTGCGGCAGTCAGGTTGTAGATAACTTATATCATCAGTACAATTATAGAAGTGTAGTTAATTGGTCACCTAAAGTAGGTCAAGTTAAATTTGACCGATTAGGTGTTTATGCTCATACTAATACCAAATATAAAGGTGTGACTAATATGAGATATTGGATCAATGAACTCAAGTGTGTTGATATTAGATCAAAACATGCTGTAGAAGAATTGAAAAATTTTGTAAGATATCCTAACGGGTCTTGGGCCGCTCAGCCTGGATTTGATATTGATGATCGAGTAATGGCTATGGTATGGGCATTATTAATATTAGAAAATAGTGTCATACAAAAATATTATAATGTTGTAGAAATTGACGACAATCAAAAACCAGCAAAAATAGAACTAGGGCCATATATTGATCAAAAATTTAGTAATTTTTTACAAGATTATAAAATGCAAAATATTGATGATACGTGGCAGCCACCTCCTATCATCTTCGATGACATAAATATTTTACAACAGGATGAAGGTCCTAATTATAATACAGATATGGAAGAATTAGAAGCGCAAGGATATGTTAGAGTATGAATCAAGCACCACTTAATAAAAATAGACAAGATAAATTTATACTAATTCTTAATTTACCGGACGGTATAAAAGAGATTGTAGATAATATAACTAGAAATACAAACCGAATAGATGCCAATAGTTTAGAGATTAGTGTCGCAGGTGCAGTAACTCCAGCTATTAGTGTTCCAGAAAAAACTATTCCGTACGGGGCACAAACTATAAAAGTAAGTTCACACGCACGCCCGTCATATGATCCTTTAACTATAGATTTTAAAGTAGACAATGAATTTAAAAACTATTGGGCAATATATAAATGGCTTGATGTTATTAATGATGTAAAAGCAGGGACGGTAAATGAAGATGAAATTATAAAATATCCGTATGTAGGTCAAGTCTTACCTGTATATTCATCCAATCTTACAATATATGGATTAGATGAATATGAAAACAGAAAAATACAATGGGATTATATTGGAGCATTTCCAACTCAATTAACTGAAATAAATTGGGATTATGCTATTAATACTGAGATTACTTCTTCTGCTACTTTTCAATTTACAAGAGTAGAAGCAAAATTAATTTAAGACGAATACTTCCCATAATATTCACACGATTTTGATAATACAATCAAAAATAATATTACTGCACCTATAATAATTGTATACTTAAGATCATCCCCGGGGAACCATTTCATCATTTATTATTTAATCAAAATAATAGCTCATTACAATATTTGTTTTATAAGAACACATAGGCATTTTATCAACAATCCTTTTAAATTTCTCTTCAGAGAGATTTCCTTTTTTCCATGATTCACCTTCAATACAACCAATCATTGTATTGGTTCTATCTTGTATAGATTTAACATACATCGATGCAGCGAACATTTCATCTGGATTACCAGTATCAAACCATGCATAATTACTATTTAAACTATTATGTCCGAGCGTATTGTCCTGTAAATAACTCTTATTTAAATCTGTAATTTCTAACTCACCTCTTGCGGATGGTTCTAATGCCCGAGCTCTTTCTCCAGCAGTTTTATCATAAAAATAAATACCAGTAACAGCATAATTACTCAGAGGACAATCTGGTTTCTCTTCTATAGAAATAATATCTCCATTCGGATCTAATTCAACTACACCATATTCAGATGGGTTTGAAACTTTATAACTAATAATACAGGCCTTATTTCCATTAAGTACAGGTTTTCGTATACCAGTAAAAATATTATCTCCTAAAATTAAACAAACATCATCATCACCTTGCCATGATTCACCAATAATTAACGCCTCTGCTATACCAGCTGGAGATACTTGTACCTTAAATGTAAGGTTAAGCCCTAGATATGGTTTACCTTTATCTGTTTGATTAAAAAGGTGTAATAAGTGAGGATGCGACTGGGCATTAGTAATAATCATTATATCTTTAATACCTAATCTAATTAATGTCGAAAGAGGATAGAAGATAGTAGGCTTGTCATAAATCGGTAATAATTGCTTTGAAACTGTTTTAGTACAAGGATAAACTCTTGATCCCGTACCGCCAGCTAATATGATGCCCTTCATATATTTATATTATAATGCTTATTTCGACAAATCAACTGAAATATAACTACGGGAAACAATAAATAATTGTAAAGGTTTACTATGAGTAGAAGAACAATCCAATCACCAGGTGTAGAAATAAGAGAAATTGATATGACCCAACGCCCGGGTGCTCCATTAGGGACAAGCGTGTTTGTTGCGGGTTTCTCTAATCAAGGCCCCACAGATGAGGTCTTTAACGTTGGAACATTTGCAGAATTTGAAGAAATTTACGGCAAACCTACAAACGCAGCAGAGAGATATTTTTATCATTCTACGCGACAAGTGTTTAATAGTGATGCTAATGTTTTTGTCTCGCGACTTCCTTATGGCGGAGGTGTCGGTGATCGCAAATATTCTGCTTTAGTTTACCCAGTCGTAGGTGCTACTACAGCAACAGTTACAGCTTTTGATACGGCCTACGGGAAGACATTTGATGTCTCTAATAGTAATGGGTCTGGTATTACTTTTGCGCACGGGAATATACTTTCTACTGACGTTGTTGCATTTGAATTAACACTAAAAGATGCCAATGATAATTTATCTTTTGTTAGTGCGGCGGTCTCTGGTCTTACAGCCTGTGTAGGTGATACAGATTATCCCGGTGATGTTTGGCAATTAAGTGCATTTAATGGAGATACTACGAAGTATGGTAATGTAAACGATACTAAAGCATCTACATTTTTACAAAGTATAACAGGTAAGACTCTTGTTACTGGTCAAGTCCATTCTGCCGAAGTCAAACAACTCGGCGAATCGACCGGCGACTTCGGTGAGTTAAACTCCTCTTTAAGTGCTTCAGATTATTACGTAGTCGGAGCCCCTACGCTTGTTAATTTAAATGAGGCCCAGTTTAATGATGCTAGTAAAGGTAGAATAAGCTGGTCAGATAATGGAAATGTTGGAACTGACACTGCATTTACTGGTAATTTTACAAGTGACGCTGCCGTCGAGGGTGTTGGTATTATTGTACTAAATAAAGGAGCCACGGTAACTAATAATAATTTTGAAGGTTATTATGTAGGAATGGCAGATGGATCTAATAGTAATCCCGCAACTGACTTTGATACAGTAAGTACTATAAAGACTACTACTAGTACAGTAACTAGACTGGCATCAACTGATTACGCAACCGTGCCAGGATCTAGGATAGGATTTGATTTAACTAGCTCTGCTACCTCTGAAAAGAGTAGTACAAGTAAAACCTTAGAAACATTTTCTAAATTTGATATTGACGGTCCAGAATTTAACGATACTATAAGCTTAGGTGTTTTTAAAATACGTAATACACCTTTTGCTAATACAGAATTAGAATTAACTAATTTCTTAGCAGAAGGATATACTGGATCTCTTAACTCTAGACGAAAAGTCCAAAACGAGAATGGAGGTCAACAAAGATCATTTTTCATTGAAGATCAAGATAATACATCTCCAAATGTTAAGATTTTAATAAATCCATATATTAGTGAACACAGTGGAGACTGGACTTCAACATATGGAGATGCTCCAACAAAGACAGTTCGTGTTATGCATGATAATAATACAAATGCTGCAATTTTAAAAAATTTAGTAGGCACCAACACCGGGCCTTTATCAGCATCAGTTAACAACTATGATGTAACACAAGCACTATTTCCATTAGGTATGTATCATACAACTAATAATACGACTAAAGAAGTTGGCAGTATTCCTAATAAATTAGACAGAATATTTGAAATTGCTCAAAATGTTGATCTATTTACTATTGATGTTTCTATTGAAGCTGGGTTAGGTACAGTTCATACATTTGCGAATAATAATGCTGGTACATTTGTTGATACTGATTATCAAGATATTGGTGGTACAAGTACAGGATTCTATACACCAGATCAAAATATGATAAACCCGGATGAAGGAACTTCAACATATACCGATATAAGAGATAATTATAGAACTATTTTTAATAAATTTGAAATTTTCGCCCGGCAAACAAGAAAAGATCATATCTTTATTGCTGATGCGCTTAGACCATTAGTTGTACAAGGGGATGCAGGTAAAATTCTTGATGATAAAACTAAAAACTTTAGTAAGCATGTTTACTGGCCATTAAGGCATCAATTCGGTGTTGCAAATAGTAACTTTGCTACAACATATGGTAACTGGGCTAAAGTTCACGACGGTACCAGTGGTAAACAAATTTGGATTCCATTCTCTGGAGTCGCTGCTAAGATCTATGCTAATAATGATTCAAACTTTGCACCATGGTATGCCCCGGCTGGTTTCAACCGCGGAGTTGTTACAGGTGTAAATGATATTGCTGTTAGCCCAACACAACGTCAAAGAGATCAATTATATAGGATCGCGATTAACCCAGTTACACAATTTCCTGCAGAAGGTATAGTTGTATTTGGTCAAAAGACATTGCAACGTAAACCGACGGCATTTGATAGAGTTAATGTTCGTAGATTGTTCCTCGATTTAGAGAAAAGAACAAGAGAGACCTTAAAATTCTTTATCTTTGAACCTAATACGTTCTTAACTAGAAATAAGGTTGTTAATACATTAACGCCGATTTTTGAGAATTGTAAACAAACAGAGGGTGTATATGATTACCTTATTGTTTGTGATGATAGGAATAACCCTGCTAGTGTTATTGACCAGAATGAGTTAAGAGTAGATATTTATTTGAAACCAGTTCGTGCAGCAGAGTTTATATTAGTTAATTTCTACGCCGTTAACACGGACGTTAATTTTGAGGAGATAGTTGGTCAATAAATTGAACTAAAAACTAAATAATTATAACATCATGGCTGATATTAAACAAACAATTCAAGACTTTTATAAAGTAGCACAAACAAGAGACTTCGCTCGTGACTTTCAATTTCGCGTATTAGATGTTTCAAATAAAGGAGTGCCCGTCTTTACTGAAGATGATCTAGTGTATGCTACTACAGCAATACTACCAGGTAAACAAATTGCACCGAAAGATGTTCCTTATAATGGTTTTAATTTTCGTATCCCGGGAACTGTCTCGTATAATAATTCAGAAG